GGCTCGACCGACCCACCGATGAGGACCTCGCGAAGGGGACTCCCTTTCCTCCGGGGTATTGTCACCTCCCGCGCTACAGCGAGGAGTACTTCAAGCAGATTACCGCCGAACAGTTGGTGACGAAGATCGTCAAAGGCTATCGCCGGCACGAGTGGCAAAAGATGCGCGAGCGCAATGAGGCGCTCGATTGCCGCGTGTATGCTCGCGCGGCGGCTGGTCGGGTCGGCATTGACCGCTTCCAGGAGAAGCACTGGGGCGACCTCGAACGCCGGGTGGGCAGGCCTCCGGTGAAGGACGTCAAACAAGCACCGGAGCAGCAAGCGCAGCGCGCGGATGGCAGGCAGGCCGCACGCAACCGGGTGCGCTTCAGGATGGACATCTGATTGAAGTCCGGGCAAAAGGCAAGGTGGTGCGACGGTCGAATCGCGATTCGTCCGGAATGGCCAGCACCCAATCCCACGGGGCTACCTTATTTGGTAGATTGGTAGCAATCGAGCAACGTGCCACTACGTCGAGCAATTTGGAGGACCGCATGAAGAGCGCAGCCGCGACGCGGCAGATTCACGTTCGCGTTGCTCCTGACCTCAAAAAGGCCATCAAGATGTTCTGCGTTCGTGAGGGCGCCGCCGAGCAATCCTGGGTTCACGATCTGATCGAAGAGGAACTGAAGAGAAAGGCTCCCGATCTGTGGGCCGGCCAAGGCAAGACTGAAGCAGATACCGGGAAAGCCAAGAGGAAATAGATGGCGACAGACAAGCAGTTGGCGGAAGCCGTGCCATCGAAACCGAAATATGTGATGACGATTTCTCGGCTCACGGTCGATAAACTTGGCGTTAAGCTCTACGACAAGGTTTCGGCGGTGATCGCGGAGTTGGTCTCCAACAGTTACGACGCGGACGCCAGCAAGGTGACGATAAAGGCTCCGATGGGCGAGTATCTTGCTAGCCGCGTTCAGAAAGCTGACAAAGACAAGGGATTCGCCATCGAAGTTACCGACGACGGTTGCGGTATGACGCCGGAGGAAGTAAACAAGTACTATCTCCGAGTCGGCGCGGAGAGACGCAAGGACGAGAGGGGCGATGTTTCCAAAAAGTACAACCGCAAGGTCATGGGAAACAAGGGCGTCGGCAAGCTCGCTCCTTTCGGTATCTGCCACCTGATTGAAGTAATTACTTCCGGCGGCAAGCGCGTGACGCAGGAGGACGGTAGAGGGAAGAAGAGCACTGGCTACGCAACTGCACACATCATCCTTGAGCGCAAGAAAATTCTACAGGACGAAGATTTCAACTACGAACCGGCGATTGGAGAGATGGACGGAACTCTGGCTAAGACTACCGGTACCCGCGTTATCCTGAGGGATTTCGAGTTTCGCAGAGTTCCCACCATGGAGGAGTTCTCGCGGCAACTGGCGCAGCGATTCGGAATCCAATCGCAGAACTGGCAGATCGAACTCCTCGATGCCGTGAAGACCGAGGACGATCCAGACTACAGCGCCACGGTCGGTAAGTTTGAGGTGAAGACGATGGATAACACCGAAATCGTCTTCAAGCCGAACGGGACCGACATCAAGGACCGAGCGTTCGACGGCGCCAACAAGAAGATTGAAGGGCTGGACGCTGGCTTCTTCTACGAGAACAAAGCTTATCCCGTGAGCGGCTGGATCGCCTACGCGAAAGAACCGTACAAGGACGATCTAATGGCGGGCGTCAGAATCTACTGCCGAGGAAAGATCGCCGCGCAAACATCTATCTTCAACCGGAAGGCCGGGTTCACTGGCGAACACGATGTTCGGTCATATTTAGTGGGCGAGCTCCACGCAGACTGGCTGGACGAAACCGAAGATCTAATTCAGACGGACCGCCGTGACATCCTTTGGTCGCACGAACTCGGACACGAATTCGAGAACTGGGGCCAAGCCTTAATCCGGAAGATCGGTACCAGATCGCGCGATCCCATGAAAAAAAAGACGTGGGATCGCTTCAGAGAAATATCCAAGCTCGACGAGCGCGTCAAGAAGGCCTTTCCGGGCAAGGAACAAGGCGATCTGCGCGACAACGCCATCGAAGTGGCGCGATGGGTTGGGCAGACGATTAGGGCGGACGAGCTTGAGGACGAAGAGAAGGTCGAGAAATTTGTACAACTCAGTCTCATGCTGGCACCGGTCATCACTTTGGACGAGATGCTCCGTTCTGCCGGAACGGAAGCTGATTCGCCATTGGAAGCCGTAACTGACGTCTTAAAGACGGCTCGCATCGCCGAGCTTGCGTCGTTCGGCCGAATTGCCGAAGACCGCATTCGCGTGATCGAGCGGGTCGAGAAGTTAAAGGACTCGAAGGGAACTCTCGAATCCGCTTTCCAGACGCTAATCACAACCTCGCCATGGCTGATTGACCCTCAGTGGTCGCCAATCACGGCCAATCAGGCTTTCACCACTCTCCAGAAGGAATTCGCGAAATTCTACAAGGCGAAAACCAAGAAGACGCTTGAGCTTGGTCCCTTCACCGACGGTCCAAAACGCGCGGACTTCGTAATGAGCACGCAGGACGGCGCGGTTCAGATCATCGAAATCAAGAAACCCAAGCACAAGTTAGAAGACGAAGAATTCGAACGCATTATCACCTATCGCGATCTCATGCAGGAGTTCTTGACGGCCGAGAAAAACAAAGGATTCGTTACGCTTTTCCCCGATTTCCACATTACGCTCGTTTGCGACGGGCTAAAGCTGAAGCCAGCCTATCAAGAAGGATTCAAGAGCCTGATCAAGGACAAACGGCTGACTCACATAAGTTGGGAGTCGTTTCTATTGAAGACACGAATGATGCATCAATCGTTCTTGGACGAAGCGGACAAGATGAAAAGGGATGCTCTTGCAAACTAAGCCGCCATACAGTCGTCCCGTTGCTGTCGACGTTTTTTCCGGAGCCGGAGGACTCACTGTCGGCATGAAGCGGGCTGGGTTTAAGGTCGCCGCTGCCGTGGAAATCGAGGAGCACGCCTTCGCAACCTACAAGACAAACCATCCGGAGGTCCACGCTTTCAAACAAGACGTCAGGACCGTCCGTGGCGGCTCTTTGAAAAGAGCCGCCGGAGGCTGTGTCGATCTTCTGGCTGGATGTCCACCCTGTCAGGGCTTCTCCACTTTAACCAACCCGTCAACGAAACGTGATCCTCGAAATGATCTGGTCCTCGAAATGGCTAGGCTGGTCGAGGAGATTAAACCTCGGGCCATCATGATGGAGAACGTGCCGGGCTTGGCGGACCGAGGTAAGCCCCTCTTCAATCGACTTCTGAAGAAGCTCGACGAACTGAAATACCGCTATACGTGGGACGTGTTACAGGTCGCTGACTACGGAGTCCCCCAGAACCGTCGCCGCTTGGTTCTCTTGGCTGGAAAAGGGATGGATCTGACTCTCCCCCCTCCCACTCACCACCGCACTGGTGCCGGCGGCTTGGCTAGCTGGCGAACGCTTAGAGAAGTTATTTTCGGCATGGATTCGCCGACGCTATTGGAAGATTCTTGGAAAGAGGGTGGACCTCAACACTTCAATTGGCATGTGATTCGGCGGATGTCACCGGAGAATGTGGCGCGCCTTCGCAAGACAAGGCCAGGCGTGAGCCGGGCGACACTTCCGAACCGTCTTCGGCCCGATTGCCACAAGTCTGTAGACAAAGGTTATACCAACGTCTACGGACGAATGAGTTGGGATCAGTTGCCGGTCACCATCACCGGCGGATGCACGACGCTGAGCAAGGGGCGTTTCGGGCACCCGTCGGAATTGAGAACGATTTCGGTCCGTGAGGCGGCTCGAATTCAGACGTTTCCAGACGACTACATTTTCGACTGCCCTTATATGGAATACGTTTGCGCCATGATTGGAAACGCGCTGCCATGCGACTTCGCCGAACTACTTTCGGCTTCTGTCGCCCGCCAGTTGTCTGCTAAGAAGCTGAAGAAGTAGAATCGCATCGGCGGGCCTCTATCAGTGCTCGAATACGCCGAATAGTTCGCTCTTTGGCCAGCGAACACTCCCAGACGCGCATCACGGCCCACCCGTTCGCTCTGAGCTTGCGCGCGACGCGCCGGTCTCGTCTGCGGTTCGTCTCAATGCGATTGGTCCAGAACTCGACGTTGGTGCTGGGGAACCGCTTGCAGCGGGGACAACCATGCCAAAAACAGCCGTCCACGAACAGAGCCACTTTCAGCTTTGGCCAGGCGAAGTCTGGTTTTCCCGCGATAGGCCAGTGACGACGATATCCACACAGGCCGTGCAGGCGCAGCAACCTTGCCATCGCCACTTCGGTCGTCTTGTTGCCGAAGGGCTTCACCGCCGCCATAATTTTCGAGCGGACTTCCCTCGATACGGTATCCATCGTGTCCCAACCATTGTGGGCATAACTGGCCGGCCGCGTATAGGAGCCTTACGGTCGGGCACGGTGCCATGTTGTGTCGGAAAAGTGGTCCTCATCTGACGGGCGAGACGTTATGCTTGACGCCTGATGCTGCTGGATGGAATCCAGCCCAACACACTTTTATGCCATTCACTCAGACCGATCTCGACGCTCTCGACGCCGCGCGTAAGCAGGGTGCGAGGCGAGTCCGCTTTCAGGATCGCGAGTTCGAATTCGATTCCGTGGATGACTACTTGAAACTCCGGAATCTGATCCTGAACGACGTCGCCCAGCAGTCCGGGCCGCAGCAAGTGCGCCAGGTTCGCATCTACACGACGAACGGTTGGGGCCACTAAAACAGCCGTGCCAATTGAAACGTTGATGACGCTCGCGCGCCAAGCCGGGCACGAGCCGATGCCGATCCCGCGCGTCCCACGTACCCGCGCGATGGGGACATTTCCGTTCGATGCCGCCGGTCGCGGGCGTCGGGGAATGGGATGGAATCCGCCGTCCCTCGGCCTCAACACGCTCCTGTTTTCGCACGGGCTGGAATTGCAGGCGCGCAACCGGGACGCGGTTCGAAACAGCGCGTGGGCGGCGGCGGCCGTCGATTCCTACGTCGCCAATGCAATTGGTCGCGGCATTCGCCTGGTGCCGCACCATCCGGACGATAAGATCCGCGACCTGATCACCAGGAAGTGGAATCGATGGACTCGGGAGTGCGACGTCGAGTACGACCCGCGGAATCCCGCATCGGGCCAGACGGATTTCTACGGGCAGCAGATGGTGATCGCACGGGAAGTCATGGAGGCCGGCGAGTGCTTCGTGCGGTTCCGGCCGCGCTCGCCGAAGGAAGGTCTCACGGTTCCGTTGCAACTGCAACTCATCGAGGCCGAGCAATTACCGCTGTGGCGCACGGCTATCGAGCAGATGCCACCCAAGAATTCCGTCCGGTGTGGCATCGAATTTCAGGCCGACGGACGGCGTGCGGCGTACCACTTCTGGAAGTCGCATCCAGGCGAAACGATGTTCTTCCCGATGGATGCTCTGTCGGTAGAGCGTGTGCCAGCTACCGAGGTGCTGCATGTCTACAAGCCGATTCGCGCGGGCCAGTTCCGGGGGCAACCGTGGTTGACATCGGTGATCGCAAAGCTCTACGAACTGGAGCAATACACCGACGCCGAAATCGTCCGCAAGAAACTCGCGGCGATGATCACCGGGTTCATCACACAGGCCAGCCCGGACAATCCGATCATCCCTCCGGATCAATACCAGAACGGGCCGACCCAGACAGATCCGGGGACGCAGATCAGCAAGCTCGAACCCGGCACGTTCCAGGTGCTGAACTTCGGCGAAGAGGTGTCGTTCGCCGAGGCCAAGGACAGCGGCGATTTCAAATCGTTTATCCGGACTTGCCTGCAAGCTTTTTCGAGTGGCGCGGGCCTTGCCGAGTATCAGATCAGCGGCGACTTGTCGGGGATCAACTATTCTTCGATCCGCGCCGGTCTGCTGGAGTTCCGCCGCAAATGCGAGCAGTATCAGCATTCGGTTTTCATCTTCCAGGTCTGCCATCCGGTTTATAAGCGCTGGCTGCGCGAGGCGATGCTGGCGCTGGTGTTCGGCATTGATCTACTGAACGCGTACAGCAAAGATCCCGAGCCATTCGAGGAAGTGCAGTGGGTAACGCCTGGCTGGCCGTGGGTGGACCCCGAGAAGGACATCAAGGCTTCCAACGATGCCATCCGCAGCGGCCTATCCACGCGTTCCACCGAGGTGGCGGCACAAGGGCGCGACGCCGGTGCCGTGGATGCGGAGCAGGCAGCGGACAACAAGCGCGCCGACAAGCTTGGGCTGTCCTACGACAGCGATGGCCGGAAGGTCCTGACCGGGCGCAACGCCGGGTTGACGGAAGCCGAGATCCAGCAGGACGCGAGCAAGGGGGAGGTGGACGTGAAGCCATGAGGGATCTGACTCGTGTTGCATCGCGGTTTGTGAACACGCCGCTCATGATTCACCCGCCCAAGCTGGACGTGATCGTCCAGGCGCTGGGGCCACGGCTGGGGATCATGCCGGTGGCTGGCGTGAAGCCCGCGGAACCGTTCGCCGCAGCGTACATGGAGCAGGCTGACGACAGCGGCTACCAGGTGATCGATGGCGTGGCGATCATTCCGATCCAGGGCGTGCTGACGAAAGCGGAATCCTGGGTTTCGGCGTTGAGTGGTTGCAGCTCCTACGCGCAGATCGGGGGCTACCTTCAGGACGCGGTGAACGACGCCGGAGTGCGGGCGATTCTCCTGCAGGTGGATTCGCCGGGCGGCGAGACCACCGGATGCCTGGAGCTGTCCGACTACATCTATTCGCTTCGGGGCGCGAAGCCGATCTACGCGGTCGCTGACGACTTCGCGTTCTCTGCGGCTTACGCGCTGACCAGCGCGGCCGACAGGATCTTCGTCACGCGCATGGGAGCGGTCGGGTCCGTCGGCGTCGTGGTGCTGCATACCGAGGATTCGAAGTTCAACGACGAGCAGGGGTTCAAGTACACCTACATCTTCAAAGGCGACAGGAAGGTCGATGGGAACCCGCATGAACCGCTGTCGGAGCGGGCCGAGAAAGATATCCAGTCCGAGATTGACCGGCAGTACGAGCAGTTCGTAGCAACGGTCGCGCGGAACCGGAAGGCCGACGCAGAAAAGATCATCGCGACACAGGCTGGCGTGTACTGGTCGGAGAATGCCGTTCCGCTCCTGGCCGACGAAGTCGGAACGCTGGGCGATGCCATGAACGCGCTTCGTCAACTGCTCGGCGAGCCTGTCCAGAGTTCAACGGCGGCGATTGCCGCAAGATCCACAACCAAGGAGGTTACAGCAAGTATGCCCAACGAAACGCTCACAATCGCCGCCGAGGGTAAGAAGCCGGGCGACGGTGGCGGCGACGAGAAGACCAACACCGAACCGAAGTACTGCCACGCGTGCGGAACCAAGCTCCACGCAGACGCAACGTTCTGCCATGCCTGCGGCACGAAGGCCGAAGGCGAGGCGTCCGGTAAGTTCTGCCACGCCTGCGGTGCCGAGCTGCGCAAAGGCGCGGAGTACTGCCATGCCTGCGGCGAGGGCGCAAAGAGCGATGCCAAGAAACCCGAGGGCATGGCTCCGCTCGCCGGCGTCGCTGCCTTGGCTGGCGTG